ATGATGCGACCCGACGCCAAAGTCGAGAAAGTCTACCTCTATCCCAAACCCGTGGATTTCAGAAAATCCATCGATGGCTTAGCTGCTTTGGTCGAGTTGGATATTAAAGTGGCGGTCTTTGATCCGGTGCTCTTTGTCTTTCTCAACAAATCCCGGAATCGAGTGAAGATTTTGTATTGGGAGCGTAACGGCTTCTGCCTTTGGCTCAAGCGTCTCGAGTCCGAGCGTTTCAAAATCTCGCCAGATGATGTCGACGAAGCCATTGTGCTGACGGTTCAGGAATTGAATTGGCTGCTGGATGGATTTGATCTGTGGCGCAACCGTCCTCATAAGATTTTGACTCCAAGGTTTGTTGCCTGACGGGTATAATCCAGGGCATGCGACCATTGCCCGACAACCTTCCTGACGATCCCGTATTGCTCAAACAGATGCTGCTTGAGAGCTACGAAGCACGCTCGCGCGAACAGGAAGTTAAAGACGCCTACGCCACTCACATCGTTGATCTCAAAGAGCAGATCAAGCTGCTGCGTGACCGTATTTTTGGTCGAAAGTCCGAACAAACCGTCGAGCCTAATACCCCTCAACTTGCCTTGTTCAATGAACCTGAAAGCGAGCCTATGCTCCCGGTCGGCGATGCTGATGAGGAAGTAGTTGCTCCTGCGCCACGCCGTGGCAAGCGCAAGCCACTGTCGGCTGATCTGCCGCGCATTGAAGTCATCCACGAGCTGCCCGAACACGAACTGACCTGTGCCTGCGGTTGCCGCAAGCATGTCGTCAGCGAGGAAACCAGCGAGCAACTGGATATCGTGCCGATGCAGATTCGGGTGATCAAACACATCCGCAAAGTCTACGGCTGTCGTGGCTGTGAGTCGGCACCGGTCACAGCCGGCAAGCCTGCGCAGTTGATTGAAAAGAGCATGGCCAGCCCCAGCGTGTTGGCCATGCTGCTGACCACCAAGTATGTCGACGGCTTGCCGCTGCATCGTTTTGAAACGGTGCTAAGCCGACATGGCATAGAAATCCCGCGTCAAACGTTGGCCCGCTGGATTATCCAGTGCGGCGAACATTTGCAGCCGCTGTTAAATCTGATGCGTGATCGATTGCTGGAAAGCCCGGTCATCCACTGTGACGAAACCCGCGTTCAGGTACTGAAAGAACCAGATCGAGACCCGACCAGCCAATCCTGGATGTGGGTACAGGCCAGCGGGCCTCCAGATCATAAAGTCGTATTGTTCGACTACACTTCCAGCCGCGCGCAGGACGTACCGTTACGGCTGCTGGAAAGTTATCGCGGCTATGTGATGACTGATGATTACGCGGGCTATAACGCGCTGGCGTTACAACCGGGCGTGGAGCGCTTGGCGTGTATGGCCCATGCGCGGCGCAAATTTGTCGAAGCACAAAAAGTGCAACCTAAGGGCAAGACCGGGCGTGCCGATATCGCGCTGACGATGATCAATAAGCTGTACGGTATCGAGCGCGAATTGAAAGACGGCAGCGACGAACAGCGCTTTACCGGTCGGCAGGAGAAAAGCCTGCCAATCTTGGCTCAGTTGAAAAGCTGGCTGGATAAAACTCAGTCCCACGTGACGCCGCAAAGCGTGCTGGGCAAGGCAGTTGGTTATCTGGCGAATAACTGGAGTCGGCTGAAGCGTTACGTGGAAGCCGGCTTTTTACCGATCGACAACAACCCGGCAGAGCGCGCAATAAAGCCGTTTGTTATTGGGCGCAAAGCCTGGCTGTTCAGCGACACGCCTAAAGGCGCCACCGCCAGTGCACAGATCTATAGCTTGGTCGAGACCGCCAAGGTCAACGGCCAGGAGCCCTATACGTGGCTGCGCCACGTACTGGAGAGGTTGCCACTTGCGCAGTCGGTGGCCGACTATGAGGCGTTGCTGCCGTGGAACTGCTCACCGGAAATGCCAAGATAAACGGAAGCCGCATCTGATGGTAGGTGTGGTTGGTGGATCGCTTACAAAACAACACGCCTACGGTGCGTGCATAAACAGTACTAAGGAAACTCTGAAAAAGGTTTCCTGATTTGGCAAAATACCCCAACACCTTTCACCGAGCTTCCCTGATGAAACAGATGACCTTCGCCGATGCCGAGTACGCGGGTAAACGTAAGCATACCCGCCGCGAGCGCTTTCTCATCGAGATGGATCAGGTTGTGCCCTGGAAAGGCTTGATTGCCCTTATCGAACCACATTATCCAAAGGGCGAAGGTGGCCGTCCGGCTTACGCGAGCCCACATTCAGCCTGGCCTTGAGTCTTGGTTGCACCCCATCGCCTTTTTGCACAAAAACGGGACACGAAGCTCGTCGGCGGGAGGGGGATAAGTGCTTTTCCTTGCGTTTTTTTATTCCTAGGCCAATTTTCCCTCAAGCCAAGATCATCTGAGATTTAGTCCTTCTATCGGAGAGTGGTGGCGAAGCCAAAGCAAGCTAAGGAACTGTACGTACATACAGTTAAATTCGGAGATCAGATGGTCATTGCAGTGGTTATCACAGAGAAAAAAGCAGAGGTTGATGCATGGGTCGCGTTGCTTGAGGACATCACTGCGTTGCTCGCTTGTCCCGGAGTCCATCACAAATTGCTGCTGCAACGTGCTTGCGCTCTGCATACCTCGCAAATCGTGAACGCAGAGGAGTACAGCGACATGCTGGAACTCGCTGACGGAGCGCTAGCATATGCAATTGAGGAGCAGCTATACCTCCCTGCATCAGAAAGTGCCGCCTGATGCAGGTCTTGGTCATTCCAATGAGGCGCAAGGATATAGCGTTGGAACCGAGAGAGAGGGAGCGGTACGAAGCGATACAAGGGAACGTGATAGTCCGATCGACTCACTGCGAATATTTAGGCAGGCATGCCCAAAAGAGGAACAGCGGCTTCCGGAGCTGGTGGACGTCACATTGGCCACCAATGGCCCACAACGGTTTGTGCTCAGTGGTATTGAATGCGTCGACGGCTGTACATACGCGTAGGCTTGTGTTATTGAGAATATCGAAGCATGCTGCGACGCGGAGTATTTTGGTTCACAAGGAAAGATTACATTACTGAATGAATACACCCCCCTCTTAAAAGGGGGTGATACTTTTTTAATCGTAGTGCTGTTAAGCGCTGCTACACTCCAGTTCTTCTAGAGACACATCTTATAATTAACTGCTCTTTAGTTTTGTCTATCGACCGTTGTGACGCACTGAAGAACCTCTGCACTCACCTGTAAATACGTAGAATTTTAGATCAGGCGATCACAACGGATTGCATCACAGATGCAGGCCGTGTGCGTCGACATTATGACGCCACACACGGCTTGACATCATTGCCAGTTACGGTACGGGCTAGGAGAAAGTGTTGACATTCGAATTGATCCGTTCGGGTTCATAGTCGCAACAAATCGCTCTGGAGACGGTGGGATGTCGGCATGGATACCCATTGCGTACTGCAGAGCTTCGCGCATGTCACTCCAATCAGTTATAGCGCTACGCATATCGTCCACATTCTCATGTGGCAGCATTCCCGGATTGATTCCTGACGCTCCCGTCATGTACCTATGCTGCATGTCCGCCATATCCAGTGTTCTTTGCGTATGTGAGTAAAGATTGTTGTAGCGATTTCTCAGGCTTTGAGGTGCTTGGTTACTAACAAATTCATGCTGATCTCTTGGTACACCAGCAGACTCCGCAAGTTGATGTCTGACGCTCAGCAGTTGACTGGACGTTACGTTATCTTCGTCACCCGAGTTGTTACTAACTCGGTCTGGGGAGTTCACCTGATGGGCCATCCTGGATCCGCCGACACATATATTTCCCATTCGTATACCCTCTTTAGTACAGCATTTATGACGCCACTTGAGTGGTCATAGGGAGCGGATCGGTTCCAAGCTTATAAGATAATTCCCCAAAATTTTGCTGGCGCCGGGTTTAGACATCAAAGCGTCACTGACTTGAGTTTGGCGCACAGTAACGCTGCCTTGGCTGCGTCCGCCGTAAACGCAGCTGCGTTACTCGGTATCGGGGATGGCCCATGCTGGTGCGCGGCAAGCTGGGTATTCATTTCCTGGACCAGATCCAGCAAGTCGCACACCACCTGAAAGATGTTAACACCGCCCGACCCAACCCAGTTTTTAGGAGCCTGCAAACGCTGACTCTTACTGGTGATGCTCTCACGCAGACCCTGAATCCTCTCCACCATGTCGCCACCCACCGTGGCATTGTGCTTCTGGCCGACCACCAGGTTCAGATCTCGACCGGTTGCCTGGTGCAGGTCGTCCACTGCCGCCAGGCTCGCGGATCCGCCGGACAGCAGCTTGAGCGCTCCCAGGGCCTCGATCTTCTTCACGCCACCCACTGACTCGGTCGAATGGTCGTCGACTGTCCTGGTGTGACTCTGGAAGCGCTCGGCGTTGGTCATCGCGTCGACCTCGCGTTCGATCGCCTGGTCCTGGATCTTGCCGTCAGTCTTACGCAGCCAGTTGCCATCCGCGTCGACGCGCTGCTGCACGGCGTCACTGTGCTGCCACACTTGGTCGCCCTTTGGGACCTTCGGCAGTGTCAGGCCGTGCGGCAGGATGGTCTGGATGTAGGGCTTATGTGGCAGGCCATAGGCAAAGCACACCACCACGCTGGTGCCCTCCTCCGGAAAGGCAAAGAAACCCATTTCATCACCGCCCACCGGCATGGGCAGCGGCACACCGGCCAGTACCGGCAGCGCTGTATCGATCTCGCCGTCAGGCCCCATCACCTGCAGGTCTACCGAGAAGCGCGGGCGGAAGTCGTCACACAGTCCGGCGCTTGCCGGTGCATCCGCCACGGCCACGACCTTGGCGAAGCGCGGCAAGTGATAGCCGCCGGTGAGTTCAGGGAATTGTCGTTCTACGCTGCGCTTTATTGCGTCGTCCATTTGATGGCCATCTGTGTGCCGGCCAGCGTCACGTTCGTGATCCGCTCGCCCTGGTTGATTGATACGCCTGGTCGCAAACCTGGCAAGGCCGCGATCATTGCGCTCTGGCTGCCCTGGTAACCGTCGAAAAGGTTGACCGGCAACTGCAATGGCGACCGAGCGCCGAAGAAACTGTCAGCCCAGGCACCGACGTAGATCTCGCCGTCACCCTGTTGCTGCCAGATAAAGTCCTTGATGCCGAACACCCGCGCCATGCTGTCCAGTGCCTGGTAACCAGCGGCCAGGTTGTAGAAAAACGGAGTCTTGACGCGTGTGTAGGCCTGATCCGGAACCCGGAAACGCAGCCCGGTCTTGCCGCCGATATCGGCCAGCACCGCGCGCAGATCCACATGGCGCAGGTTCATGGGCAAGGGGTTGGCCAGCACCGCGGCTAACTCGCGGCACAGCACCACCTGCTCGATGCCGTTGGTAGCGGTGCAACGCTCAACATAGCCAATGAAGTGACGCTGCAGGACCGCTTCGTTGTATCCGATATCGAACGTGACCAAACCTTTGACGGTGGCGCCCGCCTTGATCGTGAACGTGGCGCGGCCCGGACTCTTGAGGTCCAGTCGAACATCGTCATTGATAAGCGGCATGGTCACGCCGCCGATCGTCAGCACCTTGTGCAGCTTCATGCTCATGGCGTGCCGCCCAGGTAGCTGTCCACCTTCTTGAGCACGGCCTCAAAGCCGGTCAGCTCTTCGGCTGCGCCCGATCCGGATCCACTGCCCGCCACACCATCGCCAGGCGCTGACTGGGATGTCACGCCGTTGCCGGCGCGTCGGTTCTCGACCTTCTCCGGGTTGGATAGCTTCTCGCTCAAGGTGAACTGGACGATCCATTGGGCCAGTGTGTCGTCTTCACGGGCGCTGACCCCGTCGGAGAACGTCACCTGCCGGATGCCAAAGGCCTTGGCCGTGTCATTGACGATCCGGTAGGTCTGCAGTTGGCCACCGCCTGCAGTCGCCTCGGCCAGGCGCATGATCGTGCGCAGGTTCTCGAGCGACTTGTAAGGGATCGTCAGGGCCACCGTCAGCGTCTTGGGTTTGAAACCCTTATGGGATTTGTCGGTGCCCGATGTCTGACCGCCCAGCTCGTCGGCCTCGATCTTGAGGTTGGCCGTCAGCTTCATGCGGTGGCCGATGATCTGCTCGCCGTTGAGTAGCAGCGTCATAGGCCCACCAGTTCCTGAACAAAGCTCAGGCTCTCTGCAGAGCCCACCAACAGTGCGCCGGCACAGAGCGGCCACTCATGACCTGGTGCTTCGCCCTCGAGGAGCTCGCGGCGGAGCTGGCCCACGTCACCCGGTCCCAGCATCCTGGACTGGATCGATACATCGTCGGCACTGTTGATGAACTGGGCTTTCAGGTCGGCCAGCTGCTGCTCGCGTTCTTGTACCTGTGCCTTCTTTCGGGCCTGCAGATCGGCCAGGTCCGCCATCGGCGAACTGTCGGCGGCATAGCCCTCAAGTACCGCCAGTTGGCCGGCCATGGACTGGCTGGCCAGCTTGGTGATCGGGCAGCGCTGCAGCGGCAACTGGCTCCAGAGCGGCATTTGCCCGGCGATCGGCATCACCCACTTTTCCACCTCCAGCTTGGCCAGGTGTTCGGCACGGCGCTCGGCGCGCACCAGGTCAGGCATAGGCAACACCACGTTGAACCGACCCAACGTCGCGGCGAGCTGGTCCAGGCGCGTGGCGAGGAATATCAGTACCAGGGCGCTTTGCTGACCTTGGGGCCGCACAGCGTCAGTGGTATCAGTGAGCTTGTCGGCTAGTAGCTGCAGCAGGTTCGGCGCAGACAAAAAGCGCTGGTGACCACCGCTGCCCTGCCCTACACCGTGCTGAAAGGGCGTCACGACGATGCACGACGGGACGTTTTCAAACTGGGCGACCAATGCATCGCGCCCAGCGCTAATGGCCGACTTCGCGGCACCCGCAATCAGACCAGGACTGGTCTTGGCGATATCGGCCAGCATCGAGACGCGCTGACCGGTGATTGCCATTTCGCTCTGGATCAGGTCGCGTGCACCTGCCATCTGATCCATCCACTGCGTGGCCTGCACCGGCCACTGCAGTTTGATCGGTGCCCATTCATTCGCCATCGAGCACGACCGCTTCAATCCAGTCAGGGGTAACAGGCTGTGTTGTCTGCTTCGGGTAGCCAGGCACCTGCGGCCATTCGCGCACTGCTTGCCGCCAGGTCAGCAACTGGGTGAACTGTTCGGGTGTGATCGGCAGTTCACCGCCCAGATCGCGAGCATCGCGGTACTGCGATACCAGGTTATCCGACACCTTCAAACGCAGTTCTACCCAGAGCTTGGCCAGCAACGCAGGATCGGCCTGGACAACAACGTCCTCGGCGTACTCGGTAGCGTGGCCACCGGCGTCCAGGTACTCGACAACGGCTTGGTAAAGCGGCGGATTGTAGTCCTGGGTAACGTGACAACGGTTGCCAGCAACGGTTATCACGAACGAGCCATCGTTTTTAAGGGCCACATCGGAGAACGTTACGCTCAAGGTCACCGGTTCTTCGGGAGGCGCAAACGTGGGCGGCAAAACCTCTTCGGGAGTGTCGAGAATTGCGTCTGTCATGCTGCGTACCTCCAGGCGAAACCGTAAATGGTGCTTCCGCCACTGAATGAAATAACGGTGCCGCCGGCTGCCTGGCCACTTCGACCGACCACACCTGCACCACCTGAGTAGTAATGCATCAGCGAGTAACACCAGGTGCCGCCTGCAGGCAGTCGCACTTCGGTCGCGGTGATGGAAACAGCCAGAAAGTTGTTGTTGTCAGGACGATAAAAGTTCTGCTCGCCCCACAACAGGCCAAGGTCAGTGGCATCCACCTGCGCCCGAATACCTGCAGCGTTGGTCGCCCATCCCAGACGCAACTGATTGCCGGCCTGGTTTGCGCCACCACCCTGCTGCACCGGCGTAAACCCGAGGCGGTTCTGCAGGTAATGAATGCCACCTGTCGAGCTACGACGAAAATAAGGGAATTCAGGGTTGTCACTGGCGAAACCGGCGGTCTGGATCGCATCCCCCGCGACGCGCTGGTTCACGATAGAGTTGACCTGAGTGACCGTGTAACAGTCAGTGATGCCATAGCCCGCAATTGAGTTAGACCTGTTGGCTTTGTCGCCAAGAAGTGAATTCACTTGGTTAACGGTGTAGCAATCGGTGATGCCGTAGCCGGCGATTGAGTTGGACCTGTTGGCTTTATCGTTGGGGTTGAACGACTGTTCCGTCCAGATCCGTCCAATGTCTATGGTGTCGACCGTCAGCTTTAGACCGACGTCCGACCAACCGATAAACACCTTGTTGGTCTTCTGACCAGCACCACCGCCCTGCTGCAATGGCGTGTAACCGATCTGCGGCTGCAGGTAATAAACCTTTTCATCAGAACTACGACGGAAATACGGATAGTCAGTATTGTTGCTGGCAAAACCAGCATGGATGATGGAGTCGGCCTGTACCCGCCTGTTCACCAGGTCGTTTACCTGCTCGACGGTGTAGGCGTTAGTAATCCCGTAGCCGCTCAGCGAGGTGGCTTTATTGGCCTTGTCGTTGGGATTGAACGTGGTGTCCGTCCAGATCCTGCCCCCGTCGGTGCCGTCGACACTCACTTTGACCCTGTCTCCGGTCCAGCCGATGTTGATTCGGTTGCCCAGCATGCCCGGGGCACCGCCTTGCTTCACGAAACTGCTGTTCGCGTCATCCTTGCTGTACGCGTCAGTAATACCGTATCCGGCCAGCGTCGTAGGGTTGCCGCCGCTGGTCACCAGGCCTTTCACATTGACGGCAACCCGCGTGTAAGTGCCCGCTGCAACGCCGCTATCAGCCAGGGTCAAGGTGATATCGGTATCACCCGCGCCGTCATAGGTTCCGATGCCACTGGCCGCGCCGTTGAACCGAATGGCTCGCGCTGTGGCCAGACGTGCAGCCCTGCCGACGGCGGTCGAGCCATCAACAATCGATGCGATCGCCTGGTTGATTACCGTGCGTACGGCATTGACCATTCTGGTGGTGGCCAGCACCCCGCCGCTGTTGCTGTTTGGATCGTCGCTGATCGCGTTGGGCAGGTTGCCCAGACCGACGTCGCCTTTGGTCGTCGCGCGCGCACGCAGCGCCGGATAATCCCCAACCCGAGCCGCGAAGTACTTCACCAGCTCGCTGTCGATCGCCTCGACCGGGCGCAGGTCGACCAGGCTGCTGGTACCGGTGATGTCGGCCAGCGGCACCAGGTAGTGCCTGGCCGATGCGCTGTCGGTGTAATCGACCTTTACGTCCTGGCCGAACACAACCTTGAACGAGGCCACGACATCGCTCAGTTCGCGCTGCAGCACCACGTCCAGCCAGGCTTTGGTTGGCACTGCCGGCACGGTCACGGGCAACACCGCATCGAGCTGCAGACGAACGCCGTCGACATACGCCACGCCGGGGTTGAGCTGGTAGGCAGCGCCCACCTTCTGCAACTGCAGGCCTGCGCCGAAAAAGCAGGCACGCCCGAACATGTCACGGTTGCTGATGCGTTCGCGCTCGTCGATGCCCTTCATGCGCGCGGTGTAATCGAACTGCCAGGTACTGGCGTCGATCTTGATGCCGGTCAGTTGCTGGGCACCGTCGAACACCACCAGGAAGTTGCGCGTGACGTTGTTGCCGATCTGGTCGGGCAGCACGTTCTTGCGCTTCTGTTGCAACGGCACGTAGGCGACCGACAGCAGCACGTCGTCGCTGGTCTCCATGCCGATCCAGTTCCAGTCGAAGTCACCGATATCGGTGCCCATCAACAGGCTGTACACGACCTGGTTGGGATTGACGAAGCCCTGCTGAGTGATGCTTGCGGTGTAGACGATCTGAGCCGCTGGCGGCTTGACGCCGGCACGGTTGACCGGGCCGGAAACGTTGAGGCCTGGCACGTTGGCCAGCACGAAGCGGGCAACGGTCAGCGGCAGGTTAGCCGCTTGTTTCTGGGCGATCAGTTTTTCGCCGGCAATGGTGATGCTTGCAGCCATGAGGGCTCCTAAAGGCTGGCGACCAGCGTTTGCTGATCGTCATTGAAATCCACCAGGGCAACAGCAAGCCGCACCGGGGTGATGGTTACGAAGTCGTACCGGCGACAGGTGCGCCCGTACTGACGGATCAGCACGCGCAACAGGTCGGGGTTCTCGGACAGTTGGGAATCGCTCAGGGTGAGCAGCACGACGTCCCAGTCGCGTTCGGGCATACGCTCCTGAATCTCGACATAGCCGACGCCGAGGCGCTCCAGGATGCGTTTCAATCCAGCAGTGCTGCCGGCGTCGACGGAATTGATGAAGGCGTACTTGACCCGCAACCGGAACAGACTTTCCGGCTCGGCGGCAAAGCGGGTGACGTCGCGCTGCCAGGCCCACAGTTCCAGAATGGACAGGTGGCAGGTGTCAGCGTCGAACTGCAGGTAAGGCCAGCGCAGCCACTCGGTGGCCTGCTCCCACCAGAGCTGGGCGGTGGTCACCAGCTTGGTCAGCTCTAACCCTTCGAGCCAGAACGGCAGCTTGAGCTTGATCATTGCAGGACCACCGCCAGGGTGCTGATGCGCGGGATGTCCAGCGCCGACACGATGTCGCTATTGGCGAACCGCAACGAGCTGATGTTTGGAAACTGAGCGTGCAGCTCTTCGGTCAAGCGGCTGAAACTGAACCGCGACTGAGGAAACGTGCGGGTCGGCGCGTACCCAAGCCTCTTCCAGCCAGCACGGAAGATCTACCTCACCATTGAGCCAGCGGCCAACTCGACGCAACCAGGCCCCTGATGCTCTCAGAAACGCGGGGGCGTCGTTGCTCTTGGCCAACTCGTCGAAATCCGGCACGTCCTTGCTGACAGCCTTGTCTGGAACGATGCGATGCAGATTGCTGCTCAGCACCTGGGCAAAGTCGTCCTGGCTGAAACCGGTGCGCGCGATCATCTCGGCAGCATGGGCAACCAGCACCTGGTCACGGGAGGTGGACATCTGTCCTGAACTGGACGTGTTCATGCAAGGCTACTGCTTTTAGCCTGCTGAAGCTCCAGATCATCTGGAGCTATCGAAGGGAACGGACGCACCTCTTGAGCTATGCATGAACCGTCAGTATCCACGGACACTTCGATGTTCCTGCGAGCTTTAAGCGCCTTAGCAATGGATGCAGGTTTGCAGCCCAAAGCGCGAGCAACCCGGGCTTGCCCAATCTTCGTGACAAAGTCACTCAACGAAATTCTTTCCACGGCATATACCTAAAGGAGCAATGAACGCATAGATATTAGCCTATGGCTCTTACATACACAACATAAATATGCCATAGGCTTACTCATTAAACGTATTATGAGAGCCAACGGCTTGTCTACAATCGTTAGCCTACGGCTTATAATTTGTTAATGGCATACATAAAAAAACCCTTGTCCGACACCCTCATGGCCGAAAGCAAAGCAGCAAATGCTTTGTTTCTTTCGAAGAAGAACGCGCTGAAACTCACTCAGCGAAAGCTTGCAGAGGCAGCAGGAATCACGCCCGCGTCGGTCAACCAGTACCTAAGGGGTATAAATCCACTGAATGCTCGATTTGCTGCTGTCTTGGCAAAAATGCTGGAGGAGCCGATCGAGAGCTTCAGCCCACGGCTCGCGACTGAAATTTCCGAGATGGCGAACGTAGGCCCTATGACCCAGCCTCGTAGAGAGGCCACCGAGTACCCTCTGATAACTTGGGTTGATGCTGGTCAGGGGATAGAATCGTCTGCCAGCTACCCTACTGGCATCTCTGACGAGTGGCTCAGCTCCACCGAGAGCGCTGGCCCAAAGGGCTACTGGCTGAGGGTCAAGGGCAAGTCGATGACCTCCGATACCCCACCTACATTTCCAGAGGGAACCCCGATATTGATCCGCCCGGAGGGCTTCGATCTCATCAGTGGCAAATTCTATGTCGCCCGCAACACCGTCAGCGGGGAGACTACATTCAAACAGTTTGTGATGGACGCGGGTGTTGGTTACCTGGTGCCGCTTAACCCCAGCTATCAACCAGTTGTGTTGGATGACGGCTGGGAAATTATCGGTCGAGCAATCGACGCAAAGATAACAGGCATGTGAGAGTAATAATCTGATGTTGATCTCCCAGGTACCACGTCATGACTCACCTCACGTACTGGATTTCTGCAGTTCAATAGTCAAGGGCCAGCCCCCCATCGTCGTCCCTCATGAACCGTTGGACGGCGAGCCAATCGGTGAAAGTTTCGACACTGTCCCAAAGCATATCGTTGCTCATAAGGGAAAACAGCTTAATGGCTGGGCCATCTGGCAAGTCGCTGATCTTTACATCGAAGCTGAGTTTCACGCTGTTTGGCAAGATACTGATGGGGCATTGATCGACCTCACACCCCACTGGACGACACATGAGTCCATCTTGTTCCTCCCTGAGCCTGGCCGTGAATATGGAAGAAGAAACATTGATGGCGTGAGACGCGCCCTCACGGATGACCTGGACGTGATTAGGTTTCTTCATCTCGCCAAAAAGCGGTTTGATATAATGAACGAGGGAGACTTGGCCTATCAATTCGGGGATATCGAACTTCCCGCTCGCTCGCTTAGGGAGGTTCGGAAAGTATATAAGGAGATGATGCAGCTTCAGCACAGACTGACAGTCCGCTACACGTAGCGTTGGCCCAACAGACCTAGCTTTGTATATAAACGTCTTCACAATCAGTCTCCTTCTCGAATATGGCTTGCATTTACCACTGCCCTTCCTGGAGGGGCGCTGTGTACCACAATGTGGCCCTGTCCGATCTTGAAGTTCTTGATCACCGCGACGCACACGTTCCAGGCTTCACGTGCCACCGCATCGCCAGATTCCACCACGTTGCCCTGGTCGTCGATGATTGCCAGGCGCGCAGGTCGACCATCCGCTGTAGTGAATTTGTAGCCGCTGGTGACATTGGCAGCGATACGGCCGTTTTCCAGGGTGCCTGTCTCTGGGATACCAATCATGGCCGTGTTCCTTGTTCAAGTGGGTCTGTGTATTTGTTTACGATCAGCGCGATGGTGTTTGCGTGCGATGACCGATCAATCTGGGCGCTGTCGATTGCTGACCAGTTTTCGGACCGAATCGCAGCATCGATTTCCACGTTTGCGTTTCTCCAACCAGACACGCTGCGGGAAAGCATCCGTATGTCTTGCTCTGAAAATTCGAGAGTCATAGTCATGCTTCCTCAAGCGGTCACGTAGCCGGCGGTAGTTTTTCGCAGTTCGCCCAGAGCAAGCGCTGCACGAAATAGCTTCATCGCTCGTCGATTCCCGACCCGAGCTGCAGCAGTGAAGTCACGCAGCGATATCGGCGTGCCTGGCTGAGCTTTTCGTGTGATGTCGAGCAACGTCTTCATCAACGCCCCGTCCGGTGATCCGAATAGATCCTGCTGCTCGCCAGATGCTGGATGTTCTGGATCTGTTGTCGTTGTTGTCGTAATCGTTGTCGGTGTTGTCGAGGCCGTCCTCTCTGCAGGCGAGGGCTCGGACAGGCCGCCAACCCGAAGTGCAGATCCAATCAGAGCGGGCACCGCTTCCAGGGCGATCGCAAATCCGGCGCACAGCAATATCGCTAGAGCCTCAGGCAGCCCAACGGATGCAGTCGGCCTAGCACGCAGCTCTGTCAGTTCTACCGACGCACGATCGAGCCGATGTAGCACCTGCTCCCGCTGACCGTCGATCCGTGCCAAGGCAGACGATTCAAGTTCTTGCGCCTTGCTGATGATGCCTCGCTCGCGCAGTTTCCGCGCCTGATCCCCGATCGAGCGAGCGTCTTTGTCCAAGAAATCGAGCTGTCGCAGCCCATCAGACCTTACCGTCTGAAGATCAACTATCCGTTGTTCAGCGAAAGCGGCGTACCGCGCCTGGCCCGAAACGATGGACGTCAGTAGTCGGTCATAGGTAGCCCATGCTGATACCGCTGCCAGTATTAGGGCCGATATGATCATCAGAATGGCATAGCTGTCACCGCCACTGTAAAAATGACCCCCTAACGCCAACCTAGAATTGACCCCCCTGGGTAAAACTGGCGGCTTTGAGCTGCCAATATGTTGACCCAGGAGCAGTCTGTGGAAATTAAAGTGTTGGCCCGTCAGGGCCATGGCATCAAATTCATCGCCCGTGAGCTGGGTATTTCGCGTAACACCGTGCGCAAGTACCTGCGAAAGGCCCGGTCGCTACCCAGTGACAAGGTGAGACCCGCACGTCCGTGCAAAATCGACCCCTTCAAGGACTACCTGCACGAGCGTATTGAGGCGGCGCGCCCACACTGGATTCCGGCGACCGTCCTGCTGCGTGAGATCACGGCATTGGGGTACAGCGGCGGCGTCAGTCGTCTGAAGGCTTATATTCGCCCCTTCAAACGTAAGGCAGAAGAGCCGGTGGTACGTTTCGAGACACTGCCCGGCAAGCAGATACAGGTGGACTTCACCACCATTCGACGAGGCCGTCAGCCGCTTAAGGCGTTCGTGGCGACACTTGGTTTTAGTCGAGCAAGCTTTGTCCGTTTCTCCGAGCGAGAGGACAGCGAAGCCTGGCTGACAGGGCTTCGGGAGGCGTTCGCTTACTTTGGCGGCGTGCCCGAGCAGGCATTGTTTGATAACGCCGGAACCATCATCACCGAGCGAGATGCTTTTGGGGAGGGCCAGCACCGTTGGCATCCCCGATTGGCTGCGCTGGCCGATGAGTTTGGTTTTATTCCCAAGGTCTGCCGCCCTTACCGTGCCCAGACCAAGGGCAAGGTTGAGCGCTTCAACGGGTATCTGAAGGGCAGTTTCATTACCCCGTTGGCCGCTACGCTCAAGAGTGCGGGTCTGACGCTGGATGTGGTGACGGCCAACGCACATATCGGCCAATGGCTCGACGAAGTCGCTCATCAGCGGATTCACGGCACGACGGGTGTTCAACCGGCGGTACGTCTGGCCCAAGAGCAGCAGGTACTATTACCACTGCCAACACAGAGCCTGCGCCCACAACCCGCCCAAGGCCTACGCCTGGGACGGGTCCTGCCGTACGAGAGCTTGCAGCATCCGCTGTCGGTTTATGAGCAACTGCTGGAGGTGAGAGCATGAACCTTCAACATGCTCGCCTGACAGAACTATGCAAGGGGCTAAAGCTTGAGCGCGTCGGGGTGGACTGGCCGCACCTGGCCCAACAAGCAGCAAGCGGCGAAGACAGCTTTGCCGACTTCCTCGAAAAGCTGCTGGCTGCCGAGACCGATGCCCGAAGTGAACGCTCTCGACAGGCCCTGCTGAAAACTGCCGCGCTGCCCGCTGTGAAAACGCTGGAGCAATACGACTTCGCGTTTGCCACCGGCGTCCCCCGGGCACAGCTCCAGGAGCTGGCAGCACTGAGTTTTGTTGGACGTGCCGAGAACATCGTGTTCCTGGGGCCTAGTGGTGTAGGCAAGAGCCACCTGGCTATCGCCCTGGCCTACCGGGCAGTGATGGCCGGTATCAAAACCCGCTTCGTCACGGCGGCTGACTTGATGCTGCAACTGACCGCTGCGCACCGCCAGGAACGGCTCAAGGAATACTTCAGTCGTGTGGTGATGGCCCCTGGGTTGTTGGTCATCGATGAAATCGGCTACCTGCCGTTTGGTCGTGATGAAGCCAACCTGTTCTTCAATGTTGTCGCCAAGCGCTACGAGCAAGGCAGCCTGATCCTCACGAGTAACTTGCCGTTTACCCAGTGGGCCGGAACCTTTGCGGATGATCAAACACTGACAGCGGCCATGCTGGACAGGCTGTTACATCATGCCCATATCGTGCAGATGACAGGTGAAAGCTATCGACTCAAGGACAAGCGCAAAGCAGGAACCAAATCTTCTCGGGCCGAACCGGCTCGAAAATATGAACCCGAGGGGGGTCAAAACTAAGTTGGCGATTTAGCACGGAAGGGGGTCACTTTTTAGTTGGCGTTGACACATAGCTACGCTTACCGGCTGCCAGCATGCCCAGTGCGATCGGCCAGGCCAGGTACTTGTAGAGATCCAGAAGCACTGCTGCAGTAGCAAAAACTGCAGCCAGAAGTGGGTCAGCAATGAGCGTCGACATAGCGATGCCAACAGACAGAGCAGTGACACTGGAAAGCGCGATAGCAATCGCCAGCAGCAGCCAGCGAATCCGCTGGCAGATGAGGTGCTTAGGCATAGTTCATCCCCTGTTTGATCTGGCGGATCTGGGCATGTGCTGAGCACAACTCATCTCTCAGTCGTCGATTCTCGCTTTGAAGCGATGCGGCGGCAGCTGTCTGGCCAGACCTCCACCCCATCCAGTAAGGCAGAGCCATGGCGATCACCTGGCAAACAGTCAAGCCGCCCAATATCAAGAGGAGCTGAGCAGTCGTCATTGCCACTCCTTGATTTCGCGGACGAACGTGGAGAGCAGTTCATAGGCTTTATGAGGATCCGCGGGCATGAGCATCGGAGCAGAGATCCCAGCACCACCCAGCAGGAACCTAAAATACGTCTGCTCTGAATTATCGTTGGCGGCTGTCAGTAAAAGCCGGAGGTCGTGCATTCCCGACTGGGGCAACAGATAGAGTCCACGGTGACTCGTTGCAGCATTACGCAACAGAAACTCAAGATCCCGATCAAAAACAGGCTGGGCCATCCGTTCGTAATGAGCGTTGGCCAACTCTTCAACGAAACCCTCCACTCTTTGAGCCGTGTCGTTCAGGAGCCCAACGGTGAGCGTGTTAACCGTCTCACCCAGCCTGACCTGTACAGCAACGTCAGAGCCGCATTGCTCAATGGTCAAATGGGCAAGGAGAACGCTCGGCGCATAGTTACAGACGAGAGATAGAGGGAAGATGCCGTTTTGTTTGACGTGCTCGGCCAGCTGCGCTCTGGCATCAAACGAAAGGCTGAAAGTTGGGCGAATCATGCGGAAGACCTCCATGGCGATCAGGACAACACAAGAGCTGTCCAAAACTGATGGAGGATACGTTAGCCTAAGGCTTATTATTCATCAAGCCTAAGGCTAACTAATTTTGCAAATAATTAGGCGGAGGCTGTCTGACTGGCATACTGGTTTGTCCATGCCAATCCTACGGAACCACATTCCAGCCGTGTCACCCGCACACTATCCTCAGTGTCCAGCTGGTCAAGCAAGCAATCCCAGTCGTCCAGCTTTTCACTTGATAGCCTGGAGATAATCGTCCGCCTTCGCGCCTGCGCTGCCGGGCTGTTCACCTGACGATGAATGCGGCGTGCAAGTTGCTGAAATGTTGTATGCGATGGTTGAAGACCGCCGGTATAGACGCTACGAGACATAAAACCTCCTTGCTTATACTGTATATTAAAACAGTATATTGCAGCGACTCGCCAACCTACAAGATCAGTCCCAATCTTCGCTGGCCACCCACTCTCCTGATCGCCTGTTTATCTGCAGCAATCTGTGCTGACCCGTGCGGGAGATCAGTTGCACGTCGATAAACTTGCTCTTGCGGTCTTCGTCCCCCATGCCACGCATGTAAACGACGATCCGCTGAAAAGTGTCCATGACCAACTGGCGCACTTTTTCTCTGGCACTGTAGTCACCAGCGTTGACCAAAGCAGCCAGCTCGCCCCATTGTTCCTGCTGCTCTGGCTTGCCAGATCTTGAAGCTGCCGCCAATTCGTATTCGATGTTGATCACGTTTTTTTCAGCATCGAGCTTCTGGGCTTCCAGCTCGCGAGCTTTGCGTAAGAATGAGATTGGCGCTGGGCCGTCATCATCAGCCATCAGCGCGGCTGTTACTCTTTCAAGCTGCTCCGAAATTTTCTGCACTGTTGCCTGGGCACCTACCAGTTGATGGCGAAGACCTTGGCCCTCGTCACCCACCTGCATCAGCCGTTGCAGGTTGAGTCGGTCAGAACAGAAGTTCAGCAGTGCTTTCTCAATTGGTACGACACTGCAAGACCCACCTGAACCGCAGCCATCATTTTTACTGTAAGACACACACTGCAGGCGCCGGTGGCCATCAGCAAGTGTGCCGTCGGCACGAACGCGGCTCATATAGTTCTGGCCAATCACAGCAGTGCCACAATAGCCGCAATAGGTAAGACCTATACCTGTGATAATCCCAGGGATTTCACCTTTCATTCGACGCCGTAATCTTTGGCCGCTCATGTGCTGCAACTCTGCCCACTCTGTCTCCGACAGGAGGCGCGGGTAGTAACCCTCCAAAACAAACTCTTCGCCATTAATGGTAAGGCTCTTGGCTCCTCGCAGGGCCTTCAGCTTTATCAGGCGATAAATTTGTAGCGCAGTGATACCCACATCGCTATAGCTGAGCCCTTCATCGTGCAGGACACGAATCGCCCTAGCGGCACCCATCCCCTCCAGATACAGCTGCAGGGCTCGACGCACAGTGGCAACCCGCTTAGGAATGAACTCCCAGTTGGTGCCCGTCCATTTGAGCCACTGAGGATCCTTGCCGTTGCGGATCTGCCCCCGATAGGTGCCGGCCTGCCAGGCTTCGCACAATCGCCGGATCGAGGCCTTAACTCGCTTGCTCTTCGTGTCCGATTCTTCGTGAGCGCGAATCATGACCAGGAGTGAATAAACCAGGTCCATCGGCTGAGCCTTCAAACCGGCGCGGTTGTACTCACGGCCATCACTGGCGGTTACAACGGTAATGCCGGCATTGATAATCTGCGCAAGCTGGGCTTGGGCCTGGATCGGTTCTGCACGGCTCAAACGATCCAGGCCTTCTACGACCAGAACAGAACCGGATGCAATACGTCCTTCCTCGATCGCAACTAGGAAAACTCCCAGCGCACCCTGAGTGATGTGGCGTTGGTGATATGCGGACAAACCCTCGTCACGCATGGATAGCGATTCATCGAGAATCAGGCCTTTTTCAGCAGCCCACTTCTGAGCGTACTGTAACTGACGATCGGCACTACTGCCGGTGGACTGTCGAGGGTCTGAGAACCGCAAATAGCTGTATACTCGCGCACCGTTTTTAGCCAT